TTTTCACCTTTGGCTATTCTTTGCTGTGCAATTTGAATATCGAGTTGTTTAGCCATTAAATTCAAAGCAGCCAAAGCTGTTGAGTCTCCTTGATTAGCCCTTAGATCTAACTCTAATTTCCGAGTAGCCATTGCCTGTCGTTTAGCAGGGTCAGTAATACCCGCTAAATCCATTTGTTTTTCAAAAGCAGATTTAGCTTCTGGTTTAGGTGCTTTACCTGCCAACTCAGCTTTGTTCCACGCTGCCATTGCCTCATTAAAAGGTGCTGTCCCCGGTGTTAACCCTTGGTCAATTAGTTGTTGACCATATGTAGATATTTTTGCTTTATCTTCTGGTGTATAACGAACTAAATCTTTAACATCCTTTGTCTCTTTAAACTTAGCTACGCTTTCAGTCGTGAAGTCTTTTAGTAAAGACATGCTAGTATCTTTAGGCTTCAGTTTCTCAGCCTCTTGTAGCGCTATCATCCCCTGTTTAGCCGTAGCGGGGTTTGCACTGAGAATCTCGCCTATCTTAGCCATCTTCTGTGCCGGGTCTGTAATACCCATTTTATTAACCTGCTCCAAGGCATTGTTAACAAGACCAGCCTCGACCTCACCAGCCACCTTACCGCCAAACAAACGACCACCACCGTAGCCCATCATGGCTCCAGCATTAGCGCCTACCGAGGCAAGTTGCTGTAACAACCCTTGTTGACCCATCTGAGCAGGAGAAACCATCAACCCAGACAAGTAATCCTGTTGTAGCTGTTGTGGGTTTTGCATTCCAAACAACCCTGATATTGTATTTGCCATCTTATATCCTTATTAACTGAACAAGCCACTGAAGCCACCGACAGCACCTTGTTGTGCTCTCATAGATGCAATCTCACCCGCAAGTCGGCTATTAGCAGCACCTTGCCCACCAGCTAACAACGCCTGAGCCTGTTGACCACCTGATGTTTGTTGACCTGCGCCAATGTCAGCACCAATTGTAAGTGGGCGGAATCCTAACTCTTCAACACCAAAACCACTCTGCATCAAACCAGTACCACGAGAGATGTTCCTGTCAATGTCTGCCTGTGCAAGTTGCATAGACTGGGCAGCTAGTTGTTGGTCTTGTTGTGAACGAGCCAATTGCTGTTGGTATTGCTGTGGGTTAACATACCCTGTACCAGCGCCAGCACCCATAGCCGCGCCTGATAAGCCTAGACCAATACGCCCCTGTTGAAGCTGTCGGTTGCGTAGGGCAATGTCCTCAGCCTCTCTACCACCAGACATCAAACCTTGTTGTTGGTTGTAGTATTGCTGTGCCGCTGCTGTAGGGTCTGTTTGAATCTGCCCTAAGAACTCAGCACCCGTCCCGTATAGTTGATTACGGAAGCTAGTTAATACAGGGTCTAACTCGTAGCCAGCTTGTTGTGTCTCCGGGTTAAAGTAACTTGACCCAAAACCAGTTGAAACAGAGTAGGGTTTAAACTTAGCAGCTTCAGAAGCAGCCAGACCAGCTTGCGCTTGTTGTGCCGCCGCCCTGTTAGCCGCGTCTTCCGCTTGGTTAGCTGTTTGATACCCTGTGTAAAGACTGTAAACCCCTTTAGCAACTTCTGCTGGGTTGTCTGTAACGTAATCAATACCAGCTTGAAGTGCATCATCATACCATGCCATAATAATTCCTTAGTAAGTTCCACCATTGATAGCCGCCCCGTCAAGGGTAGGGATAACAACAGTTCCTGTAAATGTTGGGTTTGCGAGATCAGCCTTCGTAGCTGAACTAGCCTCAATAGCATCAAACTCATCATCTATCTCTGAGCCTCTAACAATCTTTTCTGCATTGCCAGATGGTAATGTATCTTTAGCGGTAAAATCTGTTTCTTTTACATAGTTTGTCATTAGTTTATCCTTCCCGTTTTAACAAAAACATCTAATTTTTGTACACTTAGTTCTTGACCGTTTACGTTAGCTTCAAAACCAATCTGAACAACCTCACCACTACCTTGACCCGGTGTGCTAACTTTGTCAATTAAAACACCAGCTACATACTCAGCAAGGCCATATTCAGCAATTCCGTATTCGTAAGCTTGTCCTGCGTTGATCTCAAAGGGGTAAGAGAACGAAGCACCATAATAATCAAAACCAGCCTTTACAATAAAGATTTGACCACTACCACCGATAACCATTACGTTAACACGTTTGAGCATCTTCTTAACAGTAGGCTGACCCATGTCAAGGTAGCTAGAGAAGAAACGCATACGATACTTATTACCGTTATCTTGGTAACCACCGTAAACACCAATACCGTTTGGTTTACCTAAGAAAACTTCTCTATCTCTTGTCCTAAGCATTGCCGTTATCTTGTGTTTATTCCAAGAAGTAACACGGGCTGCTCCATCTTCTAACGCTTGTCTCATGTCTAAACAATAAACGAGAGACTGAGAAGGGAATGATATTAAATAGAAAGCATTGTTCTCAGAGTAAATGCTCTTGACCTTGTTTAACCCACTGTTAACAGTAATTTCAGTGTTAACCACCGATAAGAAATCATCCCTTACATTCTTAGTAAGGTCACGCATTGGTAAAGACTTCTCTTGAATCAAACGACCCAAAGAACGAATACCTGTGTCAGATAGAAAGATTAAATCCCCACCTGTGCTTTGTACACTGTCACGAGCAATACAACCCACGCCATCAATAATATCGTTAAGTTGGAAATTACCAAGAGGATCATTAGCTCCAGAGTAAATAACAATGTTACGCTCACAGAAGATAATTAGAAAGTCATTGTGGGCAGTTAAGGCAACAATTGTATCTACGTTCTTAGGTAACACAGATGCTATGTTAAGAGTCCCACTGGTTCCTCCTGAGAAGGCAGGGAAAGCTGAATCAGCAATATCCGTAGACCAGTAGATAGTTTCACCGTCATGCACCCAGAAACGACCGTAGGCGGCTATTCCATCTCTAGGGTAGCTAGTACCAAAGGAAGGCGTATAAGGCCCACCATGAGCCGTATGAGAGCTTTCAGGGTGTAACACAGGGCTACCACTCTCTCTTGTAAATATAAGAGGCTCTTGATCCTGCTGAACCAACAACGAGTGGTCATTTAGGTTAGAAGCCTTCCAGTTATTATTGTTAATAGTATATAAGGAAGGTGTAATATCTGTTAAGGTAAAATCATCCTCCTGTAACAAAACCTTGTTGTTACCTGAGACTAAGATGTCAACAGTGTTATCCGCATTAACATGCTCAAAGATGCCTTCTACAACTTGACCGGACAACTCATCTGCACCATCTACAGTTTGCATTGTCCAGCCCTTACGAGCACCCATACGACCATATTGGTCAATGATGCAGTTATCGGCTGTGAGGGCATAGTTGGATGAAAGGGTAACACTGCTCTCTTGTGTATTTAACCCAAAGAAGCCGGGTGCGACAATAGAGGTAGGTGTTAATTGTTTCATACGCTATACCAAATAGTGTCCTCTGGGTGACGAGCCGCATCCATTGCAATCTCATCTGCCAATGCCGACTGAGCAGCAGCATAAGCGTTCATGCTTTGTTGTCCACCATCCTCGCCTCGCTCTTCAATTGCCATCGCAGTGGCTAACAGAAAGATAGGACGAGGTGGAATCATCACTGTATCAGTGTCGTTAACCAACTCTCCGTTACGCAAGGTGACGTTAAACCGTAAGTCATACACACCATCAGGAATTGGGAAGAGGTCTACCTGAGTGTTTCTAGCCACACTCACGCCATTGAAATTATAGTTTGTAGGACTTCCTTTTGTAGGATTTGCGCCTAAAAACTGTTGGTCAAACCAGTATCCAGTACGATATTCCATTTCAAAGTCTTTAGTGTCATTCCAAACATCTAAGACTTTAAAGTTATTCTGTGAACCCAACAACTCGTAGTTAAATATATCAGCCTCTGTTGTAAGCGTCAAAGTAGAACGCAAGGCACTCCAATCCCACGCTACCTCTACCTGAGACTTAGCTTCGTTAATGTAGTCGCCAATAAGTCTAGGGTACACATTTACGTTCCCTGTACCTTGAACAGTATTTGCTTCACTTTCTCGAAGCCGTCGTAAGACTTTGTTGACAAGTTCTAAATATGTCATTTGTTTCTTCCTTTGTTGCTATTATACCACAGATTTCTCAATTTGTCAAGCTTATTCACCATCAAATGCTACAGTTTGTGCTTCTTTATATAGGTCAAACGTGATGATACAACTTTGAGTTGCACCATCTTGTGGTTGAATAACAAAAGAATCCCCTTGTTGCATCACAATAGACCCATTACTAAACTGTAAAAAACTATGAGAAGCCATTGGGTACAAGTCAATAATCTTAATCTTGTGGTTAATGTCGTGAGCGTGTTGCCAATAAGCCGTGGTAGTCTTGTTGTTAGCATCAAGGTTAGAGATGAATAACAAATCCACCTCTGCCTTATACCCCTGTGGGACTACAAAGATTGTATTGGCGACACCCGCTGTGAGTTGTTTACCTACTGAGTGTTTCATT